ATAAATATGAACTAAATGGTATTTCTCTTAATAGAATTAATACAACTCATACTCTTCCAAATGACGCAACACTTAAATCATTGAGAGAAATTGATAATTATCATCTTCAAATTGATAGATCAGATAGAGCAACTGGAGATACCCAATTAAGTTTTATTGATGAAAAAAATCTTGGTGGTCCAAATGTATTTGCTTCCCAAAACTTCCAGTACAACGGAATTATTCCGCAGTACAATGTTATAACCCCAGGTCAAAATACAACTGTTTCTGCTGAAATCAGAACAGTATCTGGAACAAGTGCTAGTGGATCTGAAATTTCGTTTATTGATCAAGGATTTGAACCAGTACAGTTAAATAATCCAAACTTTTTATCTTCCACAAGATTGGTTTGTTCTGAGGTTAATGAGGAAGAGTATCTAACTACCCTACCTAAGAAAAAGTCATTGACTGTTAAGTTAGACCTACAATCTGCTGATTCAAATCTATCTCCTGTAATTGATACACAAACTGCTTTTGTTGCCTTAATTAGAAATAGAATTAATGATCCAATTTCGGATTATGCCAATGATCCAAGATCAAACGCAATCTTTAATGACCCACATGCTGCTGCTTATGTTTCAAATAGAGTTAACCTGAAGCAACCAGCATCTTCACTCAAAGTTCTTGTTGGTGCTTATCGCCACTCTTCTGCTGATTTTAGAGTTCTTTATAAACTTTATAAAGCAGACTCAAGTGAAATTGAACCAACCTATGAATTGTTCCCAGGTTATGATAATTTAAAAGATACTGATGGTGATGGATTTGGTGATACCGTGATTGATTCCACAAGAAATAGTGGATTACCAGATGCTTTTGTTAGAACAAGTAGAGATGGTGAATTCTTAGAGTACCAATTTACTGCTGATAATCTGGATCAATTCACTGGGTTTGTGATTAAGATTGTTATGAGTGGTACAAATGAAGCATATCCAGTTAAGTTGAAAGATCTAAGAGCAATAGCACTAGCATGATAAGAGTAGAAGGTCATAAAGACCTATTTCGAGATGAAAAGTCTGGTGCTATTGTAAATACTGATACTTTTGGTTATTCTCAATATATTAAAATGAAAAATGAAAAACAAAAGCAAAAGGATGAGATTGACCAAATTAAAAATGATATTAATGAAATCAAAGCATTACTGCAGGAGTTAATTCATGGATCCAAATGAAATTAATTTAGAATCAATTAATAAATTATTTGAATATGAAAAACACGCAAGAACGATTGACGAACTGGATCTTGATGAATTAAGAAAGTTTGCCAAACTCTACTATAAATTATACCTGAAACAGCAAGAAATTGTTTCTTCCCTGGGTGCTCTTTGAACTTATAAATATATTTTAGATCCTGATATTGTATAAATTTCATGGTTATGGGAATTTAAAACTTGCGGGAGTCACTACCTAATGGCAGATATAAAAGTAAGAGTTGGCCAAAAAAATGCAGTAAAAGTTATATCTTCTTTGGCTGGAGCACAGGCTCTAACACTGCCAGAATTACTAGATGTTGACGCAAATTCTTTTGTCAATTTATACGATGGAATGGTCTTAGTTTATAATGCTTCAATTAATCAGTGGCAAGCCACCCTAACTCTTACCCCAGGAAATACACAAAATCTAGACATTAATGGGGGTACCTTTTAGTGGCTAGCATTATAAGAGTTAAAAGATCTACAGGAACAACCGCTCCAGCTACTCTTTATTATGGTGAGTTAGCGTATACTGATGGACAAGGTTTAACTGCCAACGGTGGAGGCAGACTCTTTGTTGGTGATCAAAATCAGATTCCTAGAGAAGTTGGTGGTAGATATTATACTGATATGTTCCTACAACCCGGAAAGGTTGCAGGGAAACAAAATAAAACAACTCCAGCAAATGGATTTGTTCCCATACTCGATATTAATAGAAAAGTTGATGAATGGAATGTTGATGGATATTTAAACGTTACTGGTGTATCAACATTTATTGGTCTTGTTAATGTTCAAGGTGAATCTTTCTTTGGAAATATTGGAATATCTTCAAATCTTATTAGAACAACTTCTGGAGATACTCTTTACATTGATCCATATCCCGATGGTTTAAGTAACCAGGGAACGGTTGTTATTAAAGGTAATTTACAGATTGATGGAGACACAACATCTGTAAATTCATCAACTGTAAATGTTGATGATGTAATTCTTCATCTTGGTGATGTTAACAAAATAAGAACAGTTGTCGGTAGTGATGCTGTTGCTGGTGTTAATACAATTAGATTAGATTCAATATCTAATCTTAATGTTAGTGATGTCGTAACTGGATCTGCTAATTTATCGCCACTAGGATTGACAACAATCACTAGTATTGATAGTACATATAATATTATAACAATTCAAGATACTATTCTTAGTTCTGGAATTAGTACTCAAACTCAACTAACAATAACTACTGGATATGATACAAATACCGATAGAGGTATTTCGTATGGTTATAATACTGGAGTTGGAACAGCAAATAATAAAATAGGATTTTTTGGTTTTGATGATAGTACAGGTTATTGGACTTATATACCTGATGCTACTATCACAAATAGCGTTGTTTCTGGAACTAAAGGAACCCTAGATTTAGGTGCTGCCTTTTTTGATTGGGCAGTCTCTGGAATACATACTAGAGGATCAATGTATTTTGATTCTTATGGACAAGTAAAGAGCACTCTCACACCAGAAGTTGGATATGCTACTACTTCAAATTTTGTATTAACAACAGATGCTTCAAACGTTCCTGTTTGGACCAGTGTTTTAGACGGAGGATCTTACTAAAATGAAACCAACAACTCGCCAACAATTGGTAGATTATTGCCTTAGAAGGTTGGGTGCTCCAGTCTTAGAAATTAACATTGATGATGATCAAATTGACGATCTAGTTGATGATGCTCTTCAATATTTTCACGAAAGACACTTTGATGGTGTCGAAAGAATGTACTTGAAGTACAAAATCACTCAAGAAGATATTGATAGGGGAACCGCAGATCCACTTAGCAATAGCACTGTTGGAATTGTAACTACCACAGGAACAGCGACTATTAGTGGTGTTGGTGCAACTACTTTTAATTTCTATGAAAATGCTAACTTTATTCAAGTTCCAGATTCAGTAATTGGTATTGAAAAAGTTTTTAAATTTAATACTAATTCAATTAGCCAAGGCATGTTTAGTATAAAGTATCAGTTATTCTTAAATGACTTATATTATTTCAATTCTGTTGAACTTTTACAATATACTATGGTTAAATCTTATCTCGAAGACATTGATTTCTTATTAACGACTGATAAGCAAATTAGATTTAATAAAAGACAAAATAGACTTTATTTGGACATTGATTGGGGTTCAAAAGCAAAAGATTCATTTATTGTTATTGACTGTTATAGGATTTTAGATCCAAATGATTTTACAAAAGTTTATAACGATAGTTTTTTAAAAAGATATTTAACTGCCCTAATGAAACGTCAATGGGGGCAAAATTTGATAAAATTTAGAGGAGTGAAATTACCTGGTGGAGTTGAACTAAATGGTAGAGAAATTTATGATGATGCTGAAAAAGAATTAGAAATGATTAGAGAAAGAATGTCTATGGATTATGAATTACCACCTTACGATTTTATTGGATAATGGCACTTAACCCTTTCTTTCTACAAGGTTCTCCAAGTGAGCAAAGACTCGTACAAAGTCTTATCAATGAACATCTGCAGATATTTGGTGTTGAGATAACATACATTCCAAGAATGTTTGTTAACAAAAAAACAATCATTGAAGAAATACAATCTTCAAGATTTGATGATAATTATTCAATTGAAGCATATGTGAACACATATGAAGGATATTCTGGAGCTGGAGATATTTTAACAAAATTTGGAATGAGTTTAAGAGATGAAGTTACTCTAACAATTTCTAAAGAAAGATTTGAAGATTTTATAGGTCCATTTTTAGGTTCTGCTGGAGATGCCTATGAGGTTGAACTTTCTAGTCGTCCAAGAGAAGGTGATTTAATTTATTTTCCATTAGGACAAAGATTATTTGAAGTTAAATTTGTTGAACACGAGCAACCTTTTTATCAATTGGGAAAACTTTATGCTTATGAATTAAAGTGTGAACTATTTGAATATGAGGATGAAGTTATTGATACCTCTATTGCTGAAATTGATACTCAAGTTGAAGAAGAAGGATTTATTACTACTTTAAATCTTATTGGTGTTGGTAATACAGCAAACATAACACCTTTTATTGGAACCGGATATATTCAAGAAATTACATTAACAAATGATGGCAGTGGTTATACTTCTGTTCCAACAGTGGCAATTACAACATCACCATCGGGTAATCCTCTCCATAATGCCTCTGCTGTTGCTATAACGACGGTTAAGTCTGGCGTTTATTCCGTAAAAGAAATATTGATAACAAATGCTGGAACTGGATATACTGTAGCACCAACAATATCGATTATTAGTTCACAAGGAGCTGGTGCGGTAGCAACATGTGCGATTAATACTTCTAATTATGGAATAGTTAGAACAGTTATCAATGATGCTGGAACTGGATATAGTCCATCATTTATTCCAATATTAACATTTACTGGACCAGTAGGAGTTGGATCTACAGCACTTGGTATTGTTCGTGTGAGTGCTTCCACTCAAGGAATTAGTAGTGTATTGCTTTCCAGTCCTGGATATGGGTATAGTGCCGCTGCTGTTCCAACAGCAACTGTTGGACCACCAACAATTATTACCGGAGTTGGTACATTTGCCTTTAATGAAATTATAACTGGAGAAACATCAAATACTAAGGCAAGAGTCAAATCTTGGGATACCGATACTAGAGTTCTTAAGATATCGTTTGTTGGTATTGGGTCTACAACAGCAGGATTTATTCCTGGAGAAGTTCTGGTAGGAACAATATCATCCGCTAGATATACTATTAACTCTTATGACCATGATGACATCTATGATAAATATGCTCAGAATAATGAAATAGAAGAAGCGGCGGACGATCTTTTAGACTTTAGTGAATCTAATCCATTTGGAAATTATTAAGATAAATGCTAGGAACTTATTTTTACCACGAAATTATTAGAAAGACCGTCATTGGATTTGGCACTCTTTTTAATGATATTCACATTCGACATCAAGATAAAAATGGTGGAGATTTGACGGACATCAAGGTGCCTATTGCCTATGGTCCAACACAAAAGTTTTTGGCAAGAATTGAGCAACAGGCAGATCTTAACAAACCTGTTGCCGTAACTCTCCCAAGGATTTCTTTTGAAATGACATCTTTACAATATGATGCTTCAAGAAAAGCGGGTGTAACTCAAACATTTAAAGCCTCTGATGGTACAAATTTAAAGAAAGTATTTTTACCTGTTCCATATAACATTGGATTTGAGTTAAATGTTTTATGTAAATTAAATGACGATGCGCTGCAGATTGTTGAACAAATTTTACCATTTTTTCAACCTGGTTTTAGCATAACTATTGATCTAGTTGATTCGATTGGTGAGAAAAGAGATGTTCCAATTGTTTTAGATAATATTTCTTTCCAGGATGATTATGAAGGTGATTTTTCAACGAGAAGAGTTTTAATTTATACTCTAACTTTTACAGCAAAAACCTATCTATTTGGTCCTATTGCTTCCACAACAGATGGTCTCATTCGTAAGGTTCAAGTTGATTACTATGCTGATACTAATAGAGAAACTGCCAAGAGAGAGCTAAGATATACAGCAACTCCAAAAGCACTTAAAGATTATAATAATGATAATACTGCCCAACTAGCAGACGATATTACTAAAGAAACAACATTGGTTGGTGTTAATGACAGTAGTGGGTTTACTTTAGGTAATAGGATCATTATAGATAGTGAAATTATGTATGTTAAGGAAATTCCAAATTCTTCTCAACTAATTGTTGTAAGAGGATACAATGGTTCTTCAATTACGACACATCTGAAGAGTGCTTCTATAGATCTCTTAACTGCTGCTGATGATAATCTAGTTGATGTTGATGATGACTTTGGATTTAATGAATCTATAACATCATACACAGACTCTAGATCTTATAGTCCAACACTAAAGACTGATATTTGAGTAAATTATTATGCCTAATGGATTTGAAAAAATTGATGATGCTTTGAATATTGAAAGTAGCATTATAGAAGTTGAAAAAACTTCTAGAGAAATAGAAAAAGTTAGAAGCACGGATAAAAATGATATTCAAAAAGATTATGAGTACACCCGTGCTAATTTGTATTCTCTGATTGAAAAGGGGCAAGAAGCAATTAATGGAATTATGGAACTAGCTGGTGAAGGTGGATCACCTAGAGCATATGAAGTTGCCGGACAATTAATTAAAAGTGTTGCTGATACAACTGATAAATTAATAGATTTACAGAAAAAACTTAAAGATGTTGAAGAGGAGACGGTAAAAGCAACAAATAATGTTACTA